GCTGAGCAGATCAAAAAGACCATGCCGGAGAAGCAAAGCAAATGAAGAACCTTACAAAAGAAATGGAAGGCATAGACCTTCGCAATTTGCCCGCCACCGCTCCGCTCTTCGCGCGGGTTTTCGCCGAAGCCGTTGGCGCGAGAGAGTGCGCCTACCCCGAAATGGCGTTGCATGTCGCGCGCCTCGCTGCGTGCTTTTACTTGAGAAGCGGCGACGATGAAAAGTGGGCGCGCTACGCTGTGACTCAGGTGCTTTGCACGCGAAACGCTCACAAAGTAGTCGTGACGTGGGCGGCAGTCGAGTTGAGGTCAGACATGGACGAAAACCCGAGGCTCGATCTTGATATGTACAGCCTCAAGCGAAACGAGGACGGCCGCTGGTACTACTTTGTCAGAAAGTTGGTCGACGGCTATGTTGATCCTGCCTATATCCCGCGATTCTTCACGCCCGAAATTGACGCGATGCTTACTGAGTACCACAAGAATTTAGCCCCGATGTACGAGTTCCCCTTCCGGGGCGTGACGCGGTACCCACAGTACACGGGCGCCTTCCCGACTGGGGAAGTGTTCTACGGCTTCCCCATGATCAGCACTGATGATGACGACGATGACTGAACGGCTCGGTTGTATACATTGATGTGCACATACGACCCAAAAAGTACAGTTACAAAAATAAAGCCCCCACGCGAGTAGCGCAGGGGCTTTATGCGGCATAGGAGTCCGCTAGATACTACCCGCCAGAGTAGAATCCGTTGCCGATTGTAGCACGGCTTCGCGGACTGGTGAAAAGTCCCCTCGCAGGCGGCGGCCTGCGACCCGAGCGGACTAGTCATGCAAGGAAACCGCGCGGAGTGAGCATCCACTGGTTCGGAGAATATGACGTCATACCCCAGTGCAGCTCTCTGGATAACCGGAGATCTAGGCTTGCGCGGTGTTGTTACGACCATTTTACCAGCGTTGGTAACTTGGTCTTCGGCTAAATGTTCGTCTAACGAAGTTTTTATAGGCGCCATCCCTCAAACGTTGCGCCGCAACGGTTTCGGGGCTAAAAAAGCGGATCTAGACGCCTACCCCATTTTCTCACCCACCATTTTCGTGACGCCACGAAAATGCCCCCGAATCGGCAATGATTCGAGGGCATGGAATTGGCTCCCCTCTCAGGAGTTGCACCTGAGTCCGCAACGGACTGACGTCTAGGTTCCGAGGCGGTTTTTAGCTCTTAGGGGCGGGTAACTCGGCGGGTTGCGCGTCAACGAGAGGCGTGCCGAGTGTTGTTAAGTCGATTTTAACACACGGTTTTTAAGGTCCGTCCGCGATCTTGACTACGGCGTCCTTGTCGATTGCAACTCTCTGAGAAAGGCGGACACATCTTTGAAGTAGGACTGCGCCTCGCTCGATAATGCCTGTACTTCGGGCAAGCTGCTCCTCGCAAGACTTGCAGGGACCTGCGGCGGTTGCGGACAGTCTACGGCGGGCGGCGTCGGATTGCTTGCGCACCCGCTCAAGGTCAGCAGACAGGTCGCTAGCATGAGCGAGCGCGATGTCACGCTCCTCCCATGCCGCTCTGAGCTTTGCGTTTGCAAGGGCTTCACTCTCACGATACTTCTCCTCCAGTGCGCGCGCACGCGTCGCATAATCTTCCTTCAAAGCAGAGATCTCGGCGTCGGCCTGCGCGGCCGAGTACCGACATCCCGCTCCAAAGGCGATGAGCGCAGCGAGCGCCGCCGCCGCAGGCTTGAGCCAAGCACTCATAGCTCCCACCCTTTGACGGGGTTGACGTACACGGTGTACTGCGCCGTCTTGTCGCGAGAGCCCCAGAGCTTCCAACCGAGACTGATGCGAACGCAACAGGGTCGACCGAGAAGCTCGTAGTGCTTCACGACGTAGAGGTGCCAGGCGGTGTGCTTGCCGTCACGGTAGCAGTGGCGGATGCAAGTGCCCGAGATGCCATTCGTGTCGCTCGCGTCCGGATTACCGCTCACGTGCCACTCGTCCGTCGGGAAGACGCGCACGCCGAGGACGTCGATGTCGAAGCCGTAGCAAACGTTGCGCAGAAGCCATGCGACGCGGCGCTTGTACGTCGACCAGGGGTCAGTGCCCGGCCAACGCTCCCTGTGCCCCTGATCCCCGTCTGCATCATTGTCATCAGTGGAAAACCACGACAGCCAATTCGGCAGGCGGTGCGTTTCCTTGTCCACGAAGAAAGGCAGGATAGGCGCGAGAAGGCGACCAACAATGGCCATAATGAACGACGCAGGCATGAGTGCCAGCCATTTCAGATAGACCATGTTCAGACCTCCGAGAGAAAGAGTTTTGCTTCGGCGCGACGGCGCTCGGTCAAGCCCGCAAGCACCTTTCCGCCAGCGCGGTTGATGTCGAGGAATTCGTGAGCGCAGGCTTCAACGTCGCCCGCATTAAGCGAACGCATGAGGCGCGGGCACTGGTGAACGACGTAGCTCACGCCGCAATTGAAAACGAGGGAGGTCAACGCGATGAACTGGTTTCCGGTGACGGGGACGTTCACGTATTGCGAGAAATCATGCACGTGGCGCTCCACATCCTTGCGGAGCAGTTCGTCGGCTTCGGCCTGCGTGATGGTCATGCCCTTGCGCACTTCGGGACCCGTGTGGCCGTAGCCAATGGTTGGCACGCCTGCGGGACAGAGGTACGCCGTTAGCCTGCAACCCTCGTACTTCGCGATGAAGTCACAGGCAGGCTGAATGTCGTATGAGTAGTAGCTTTTCATTTCTTGGATTCCTCATCGGCGGCAGAGGGGCGTTCATTCGGCGGGACGTACCCGATTTTTTTGAAGATCACGAACCGCACGACGTCAAAGATCCGAGTGCCGAAGTTGCCGACGATCGCCGTGGCCACAGCGCACTGCGAGGCTGTGAAGTGCGCCGAATCCCAGAGCACCCAAAACGTGAAGTAGCCGAGAAACGCAGACGAAAGAAGATCGGCAGCGAGCCACTTCCAATGCCACTTTTTCTCGTGCTTGTACTCTTCGAGATAGCGCAGAACGCATCCGCCGAGGGATGCAAAAAGCGCAATCCACACGCCAGAACCTGTCAGGATGTCCCGATAACGGTCAGGCATAAATACCTCCTTTGTTGCCTCTCCCTGCAAGTTAAAAAAAATCCCGGGAGTGCCGGGGGACGGATTGATTCGTTATTCCGCGAGGATGGTCGGCAGTTCAGGCCAGACCACCTCGAAGGGGAAGCCCTCCTGTTGCGGGACATCGCGAAGCGCCTGACGGTAGGCCTTGACGGCCTTGAGGTCTTCGGCGCTGATCGGGTAGTCGGCGCAGAGCAGGTAGTCCGTGTCAGAGATCAGGGAATCGCGCTTCGAGCGAACGGACTGCCTCGCCTCAGTCAGTTTTTCTTCCTCAGTCTTTTCAGGGATCTTCTCGAGGGACCACGAGAGGTCCTCGCCGCGCTTTTCGCAATAGCCCTCTTCCTGAGAGAACTTGCGGATCAATTCGCGCATTTCCTCGTCATGCGGCGTGGTCGTCGTATGAGAGATCACGAGTCCGACACACTCGGCTGCGCACGTCGGCTTCTTCTCAGCAATCCACTTTTTCCCGTCGAAGCGGTAGAAGACGGTGTCGTCTTGCGTCGCCTTGCCCCAAGGACAGGAAAAGGTGACCGACGGCGGCATGAGAGGCTCTCCGTCCACAACCTGGACAGAAACCTCGTGCTGGTAGTACCCAGCGTCGTCATAACAAAATGCTTTTTTGAAGTCTGAGGTCATATGACGCTCTCCTCTAAAAAAATTGCGGCAATGAAGCCGCGGGACAAGAGATATTCGGTAGCCGACGGGAACGGCCTGACGTTGCGAGTCATGCCGTCCGGCAGAAAAATCTGGTACTTGCGCACGTCGTGCTCAGGCCGTGTCGCAGACAAGCGTCTCGGCGAACTTCCCGACATGAGCCTGATGCAGGCACGACAAAAAGCCCGACGCCTCCGAAAAGAGGTCGGGCTCGAACCGCCGCGCGGGTACTGCCTGCGTGACGCTTTTCGTCTTTGGTGCCGTCTCAAAAAGCCCCAGATCGTGAGCTATCTGGACGAACGCCGCCGCCTCGAGCGGTACATCATCGAACCGATCGGCAATCGTCAGCTCGACGAGATCACGGCTCCGCTCGTGATACGAACCGTGCAGCCGATCGAAAAGGACGGCAAGCAAGCGACGCTCAAGCGCGTGCTCATGCGACTTCGCGAGATCCTCGATCTTGCCGTTTGTGCCGGATACATCGAGCACAACCCGCTCGCGCGCGTGTCTAAGGTCTTTGCGCCGCCGCAGGTCAAACCGATGCCCGCAGTCGACTGGCGAGAGCTACCTGCCGTCATGGCCGTCATGAGGGACGCGCCGGAGCGCATGCGCGTGCTCTTCCTCTTCTCGCTCTGCTCGATGCTTCGACCAGGCGAGAATGCTTCGCTCGAGAAGTCGTGGATCACAGAAGACGCGATCCACATACCAGCTGAGCACATGAAGAAGCGACGGCCATTTCGCGTGCCCCTCACGTCTTTCATGAAGGAGCTGATCGCCAGAGAGCAGACGCTCAGCCCGAGGCCACGAAGCGGTCATGTCTTTGCCGGCAAGAGCACCGGCAAGCACGTTAGCTCGCAGGCCTTGGCGAAGCACCTGCACAGTACATCGCTCAAGGGACGACTCGTTGCACACGGCCTGCGATCGATAGCAAGATCGTGGCTTGCGGACGAAGCTGTCCCTTTCGACGTTGCGGAGATGTGTCTCAGCCACGATGTCGGTACGCAGGTGAGCAGAGCCTATCAGCGCTCCGACTTTTTCGACGCCAGGAGGGCGGTTATGGAGCGCTGGAGTGAGCACGTTCGAGCGTGTGCCGAATGTGCCGGCATGATCGACTGGAAGTAGCCAACAGCGCGGGCTTCGTCGAGTTGCAGATGAAGCCCGCTCATGTGCCCGGCACGCCATAGAGAGCGCTCTATGACATGCAAATCCGAGTCCCGAACATCACGGGTACATTTACTGAGCACGGGAATACCTCAGGGCTGAAATGCACTGGAGCATTTACTGGGGAAGCACGCATCGGCTTGAATTCTAATCAAGGTGGCGCTTCGGACGGAGGTCGCGTGACGATGAACTCTTCGCTCTCGTCATCTGTGTACGGAGCGGCGTCGACCGTCCAGCCCGCATCAACCCGCCTGTTGTACTGCATCAAATCTTGATGCACAGCATCAAGCGAATCGAGGCTGGTTGAACGACAGATGACGAACCATAGGTGCTGTTAGCCGCTCTAGCGGAAAAATATGGACTGTCCCAAGTGTTCTCGTGTCCAGAGGTACCGCCGCCCCAGGCATTGCCATGCTCAGTCTGTGAAAAAACGCCTGTATAGCTTGTGTCGTGGCTAAAGTCTGACTTACTAAGATACCCTGTTATGTTCGGTCCGAACATCACTGGATCGACGTCTTGGGATGTGAATGGCCTGGGTAAGACCGGTGTTGAATACTCATCTTGCGGTAGCTCTCGAATAAGCAATAAGGGAGTGTCAGGATTTCTGTGTCTGGGGAGGTTATTCCAGGGGCAGCCCAACGAGGCTGCCCTTTGTATTTGAGATGCAGTATGCCAGA